AGATGACTTCGACTTTTCAAATCAGTACTTACCAGAATTGATGAACAAAGAGTTCTCAAGATACGGTAATCAATCAATCAAAGGTTTCATCGAAAGAATGGGACAAGAAGCACCAATGCAATCTGACTTAATTAAATGGTCTGAAGAAGGTCGTTTAAGACCAGTTGGTACAGGTGTAACTCGTTCTTCGAATGTATTCACTTTGGCTGCTCACACATTTAGAGTTAACGATACTGTTATCTTTAATGACGGAACTAATGAAGACAAAGGTATCGTATCTGTTGTTACAACTGATACTTTTACAGTATTACCTTCTGCTTCTGCTGGATGGGCTATCGGAACAACTGCTATTAAATGTTTCGCTTACTCTAACGAGTATAGAAAAGGAACTGAAGGTAGAGCTGAGTCTTTAGAGGCAAACCCAGACATCTTCGAAAACAAACCAATCATCATCAAAGAGAAAGATTCAGTTAATGGTTCTGATATGTCTCAAATTGGTTGGATTGAAGTTGAAGGTGAAGGAGGAATGGGTTACTTATGGTACTTAAAATCTCGTTCTCAAACTCGTCAACGTTTTGATGACTATATCGAGATGGGTATGATTGAAGGTGTTTCTTTCGAAAGTGGTTCAGCTGCGGCTACTGCTGGATTTACAGGTACAGAAGGTTTCTTCGAAGCTGTTGAACAAGGAAATATTTTTGATGGTTTAATCACTGACTTAACTGACGTTGATGAAATCTTAGACCGTTTAAATAAGCAAGGTGCAATCTCTGAATACTTAATGTTCAATAGATTTGCTCAAGATAGAGCTATTGATGCTATGTTAGCTTCTCAAAACTCTTATGGTGTTGGTGGTACTTCTTATGGTGCTTTTGACAACTCTGAGGATATGGCTTTAAATTTAGGATTCACTGGATTTAAATTAGCTGGTTATGAAATCTATAAGTCTCAATGGAAATATTTAGATGATCCAACTGCTCGTGGTTTATTCTCAGGAAACGCTACAGTAAATGGTGTTATGTGTCCAACTGGTGTTAAAACTGTATATGACAACGTATTAGGAGCTAACGCTTCATTACCTTTCTTACATGTTAAATACCGTAAATCTGCTACTGAAGACAGACGTTATAAAGTTTGGAACGTGGGTTCGGCTGGAAACGTAAGTAATTCTAGTTTAGATGCGAATGAACTTCATATGCTTTCTGAAAGAGCGCTTTGCGTGATTGCAAGAAACAACTTTGTAATGCTTAAAGGAGCATAATTAATAAGTTTTTAAAAATCAAAGAGGGGTTAATTCCCCTCTTTTTTTATATAATCACTATAATACATAAGACCTGTTATATTCGTCTTTGTTTTTCCGTTTAAAAGACATTTTACTTTATTGTATGTAAAAGAAAAATCTTCAGCAGCTTCTCTTATGCAATTATATATTTTTCCATTTTTTGAGTTTATAATCTTAACGCTCATTTTATTATCTACGCCTTTCTTTGAATTTTTGTTATGATATTCACTCATTTTTATTTTAGATTCTTCTGAGTGTTTTTTACCGTAAAAAGGATTTTTATCATTATTAAACTTTCCTTTATGTGACTCCCTTATTTTCTGTTTGGTTTCTTCTGATCTTTTCACTCCAAAATTAGGGCTTTTATCTCCTTTCATTCCGTACATTGGATTTTTAAAACCAACTCTTTCTTCTTTTAGTTTGTTTTTAAATTCATCTGAATGATTAAATCCACTACACCCTTCTCCTCCGTTGGTAATATTACACAAAGTACCTGTATTGTCTATGATTTTACCATACATGCTTATTAATTCTATTTCTTTTTTAACAGCAAAATCCCAATCAATATCTTCAAAAAGTATTTCAATATCGTAATCGGTGTTCTTTACTATATTGTTCCATATTTTATTTCTGCTTGATTTGCTTTTAGCTCTATGAAGACCAGGTGTATTTCCTATACCTATATAGAAAACTTGGTTCTTGTCTTTTCTTATGTGTCTGTATACGTAAGCCATGATGTATTGGTTATGTAGCAAATATATATAAATTAATCGACATAAGCAAGCTCTTTTTTTGTATAAGATATTTCTTACCTTTGCAAAAATTAAAATTAAATTAAATTATGGCTAGAGCAATTAAAAAGGCAGTTGTAGCGGAGCTAGAAACTGACAAAGACAGAACGTATGTGTTATTATTAAAGCATACACCAATTCAATACTTCTTAAGAAGTAGACACAAAAAAGGAGCGCCCTTACAATTCTTTGACAAGGAGCTAAATAGACTTAGGTCTTTATGTTACGCTAGTAATCAAACGAGTATTTATCAAGACGAACAAACAGGGGATGTATTAGTAGATCCTATTGTTTTTGTTAATGGTAAATTAATTGTAAAAAGAGATAATCCTCAGTTACAAGAATTATTATCAATTCATCCTTCAAACGGATCTATCTTTGAAGAGTTAAGACCAGAAGAGAAAGCAGAAGAACAAGTTGACAGCATTCAAAAAGAACTTGAAGCATTAAACATTGTAATGGAACTTCCAACTGACAAGTTAGAGAGTATTGCATTGGCTTTATTTGGAAATGGTGTATTATCTAGAAAAACATCCGAAGTTAAGAGAGATGTATTGATGTATGCTAAACAAAATCCAGTAAACTTCATTCACTTAGCTTCTGACGACTTAACTGAGTTAAAAGGTTTTGCTGTTAGATGTCACGATTTAAATGTAACTCAATTCAAAGACAATGCCTTCTATAGCGGAGACACTTTATTATGTAGAGTTCCATTTGATGAGTCTGACAAGTACAATGCTTTTGCAAGATGGATTAGACAAACTGACGAAGGTGAAAAGTTCATGCAGTATGCAAATTCTAAATTAAAGTAATTTAAAACTATAAATTACATTTTATATTAGTCCTCTGTAATTTAGTTTGCAGGGGACTATTTTTTTATTTTGTATCTTTGCAAATAATTTTCTTACAAAAAAAAGATGATAAATCAGGTATACACGACAGTACTGTCAATATTAAATAAAGAGTCAAGAGGATATATAACTCCAACAGAGTTTAATATGTATGCTGAGTTGGCTCAAATGGGGTTGTTTGAGGATCTATTCCACAAGTACTCTAAGTCTATTGTAAAGCAAAATAACAGGCTTTATAATTCAGAATACTCTGACATACCAAAACATATCAGAGAGGTTATCGATATATTTACTAAAATTGAGAGAAATGTATTGATTGATAGAGGTTTATATTATGTAAACGATTCTACTTTTTATAGGTTGATAAATTTAGATTATGTTGGTGTTGACGTAGAAGAGGTTAGTAAGTTGGAGATAAATAAGATGCTTAATAATGATCTAATAGCTCCATCTCTATCTTACCCTGTTTATATTAACATAAGGGGTAATTATAAAATATATCCAATAGGTATTAGTCCTACAAGTTTTAACGCTACATATATTAGAAAACCTATTCAACCTAAATGGACCTATTCGGTTGTAGCAGGAAATCCATTATTCAATCCAACAGCAGGAGACTACCAAGACTTTGAACTTCCAACATCTATGTTTAATGAGATAGTTATAAAGATACTTTCTTATTGTGGTATTCAGATTAGAGAGGTTGATGTTGTTCAGGCAACTCAAATTATGGAAGGACTGAACGTCAATAATGAACAATTATAAAAAATAAAAGATAAAAATGAGTAACCAAATACTACCTCCTATTGATTATTATTCAAACGAATCTAATTGGGGAAACTATCAGTACATAACACTATCTCAGCTTGTAGATAACTTTATGCTTAACTATATTGGAGATGATAGACTTTTATCAAACGTAAAGAGATATAATGTACTGTCTCACATGAAGAGAGGCATTCAAGAGTTTAACTACGACTCAGTAAAAGAGGTGAAGGTTATGGAGGTTGAATTGAGTGATACTTTATTGCTTACTCTTCCAGGAGATTTCGTTTCTTATGTTAGGGTTTCTGTGTTAGGCAATGATGGTCTTTTAAGAACATTATCGAAAGACACAAGAACACTAATTGGGACTGCTTATTTGCAAGACCACTTATACAATATACTTTTTGATGAGAATGGTTATCCATTAGAGGCTAACGAAACAGAAACATTTAAAAAATATAGCTCTCTTAATTTTTCAGAGGAGAATGAGAGACGTGATTTTAATTACACTCCAAGGTTTGGTATTGAAACCAACCAAAACAGAAATGGATACTTTACTATAGATAAAAGAAAGGGAGTTATGTCTTTCTCTTCAAACATAGGAACTAAGGTTATTGTCCTAGAATATATTTCTGATGGTCTTGAATATAATAATGGTGATGAAGTTCAGGTGCATAAATTTGCAGAACAAAGTTTATACAACTACGTTAGATACATGTTGTTAAGTAACAAGTACGGCGTTCAAGAGTATATTGTCAATAGAGCTAAAAGAGATTACTATTCAGAGTTACAAAATACAAGAATAAGACTAATGGAGGCTAAGGGAACTGAATTACTAATTCTACTGAAGGGTAGAGGAAAATGGTTAAAATAAAATAAAGATATGGCTAAAATTCAAAATAATTTCCTCAAGGCAACAGTTGATAAAGATTTAGATGAAAGATTAACTCCTAATGGGGTTATGACTGACGCTGTGAATTTCATGGTTACATCTGAAGACGGAAGCTCTTTAGGTGTTGGAAAGAATGTAGTTGGAAATATATTGTCAAATAGTTTGAATGATACTACAGCTGTTGTTATAGGTAGTATTGCCGATGATAGTAACGAAAGGATATTCTTTTTTGCTCACTCAAATACCTACGATTACGTTGCTCAATATAATTTATCAAATAGTTCAATAGAGATACTTCTTAAGTCAACAGCAGATACTGGAGTATTAAACTTTGATTTGAACTACAGAATATCTCACTCCGACATATTTGTTAGTGTGGAAGGGGAGTCTTTGTTATCTTGGACCGATGGATTAAATCCTCCTAGAATAGTTGGTATTGAAAAAGCTAAGACCTATGCAGTGAATGGATTTACAGAAGATGAAGTGTCTGTTATGAAACCATCTCCTATTTTTGCTCCAAGTGTAATACAAGTTCAATCTACAAATGTTGATTTTGCAGGATTCCTTAGAGATAAATTCTTATCATTTGCTTACAGATATAGATATGCAGATGGCTACTACTCTTCGTTTTCTTCGTGGAGTCCTTATGCATTTACTCCAGGTAGCTTTAATGTTGATTTAGATACATCAACTAATTTAGCTATGGAGAATATATCTAGGGCTTATCAAATATCATTCAATACAGGACCAAGAGAGGTAGAAATAATAGAGTTAGTTTTTAAACTATCTAACAACAATAATGTTTACTCTATCATTAAATTAAATAAAGCAGATGAGGGGTGGGCTAATAACTTTAATAAATCTTACTTATTTGAAAACTATAAGGTTTATAATGTATTGTCTGAGAATGAATTTTTTAGAAGTTTCGATAACGTGCCATTGAGTGCTTATACTCAAGCAAGGATAGGTAATAGATTGGTTTATGGTAACTTCATAGAAGGTAGAGATATAGATTCTATGATTGATTTTTCAGTTGATTATGATAGTCAAACTATTAATACGTTAGATATAGAGGAAGTTGGAAGTTACGAAGCTCCTTATGAAGTACCATCTCTTGTAGATATATGGGGTGTTTCAGATGATGCTATTGTAATAAATAGTGGGTTAGGAATTTCTATTAACTATACAACTAACATAGCTACGCTATCTAATCCAGAAACATATCCTGTATATATAAGGATATATTATAATGTAAATAAAGAACCTACATATTCAGAATCTTCTTTTAATGTTAATTTTGTTTTTGAAAGCGGAACTGTCGTAAGAGTAGTGCCTAGTGGTATTTCTGATTACGACATTCCAATGGTAGGAAGCTTAACTTTAACTCCAGGAAGTAATTTTGAAATTCTACCAGGAGAATCAAAAACGGTTTCATTTACATCGGATTCTGACAATCCTTCATTATTTAAGTCTGAAATATTGTTTAGATTAGTAAAAGGAGATGGTTTCACTTATTCTCAAAAAGGTTTTGACACAGATAATTACTATCAATTATTCTCTAATGATGATAATATTATAAATAAAAAGTCTTTAGATATTGATTTTACAAATATACCAATTATAGATGGAACACAAATATTATTTGAATTTGACATAAGGAGTTATTTCTCTCCAAATGATTTATTGCCACCTATAGATAATCCTAATTTATATACGTTTCCATATACAGTTAATGGAACTTACTTAACTAAAGAGGATTTCATAACAAACTCTAACTTTATATCTCAACTTGAGACTTTTTTTTCAACACAATTAGCACTAGCAGATTCAAATTTGCCTGGAGCTATTAATGTTGTTGTTGATCCGTTATTAACCAGTTTTAATCCTACCACAAATGTACTAAACTTAATAATACCAAATAGAACAATAGATATAGAAGAGTCTGGAAGTGGTGATTTAGAGGAGAAAATAGATTACCTTTTATGCGAAGGTGTATTAATATCATATTCATTAGGAACGTTATTTACAAGTATGCACTCTTCAAGAGACTATGAGGTTGGTATGGTGTTCTTAGACGATAAAGGAAGAAAGACAACTGTAATAGACTCAAAGAACAACAGCGTATATGTAGAGTCTGACGATTCTGTAACTCAAAACGTATTAAAAGTTACAACCACTGGAACACCTCCAAGTTGGGCTAAATACTATAAATTTGCTGTAAAATACAATAGAGATAAGTATGATACTATATTCACAAAGAAAGTGTATAATGTAGATTTATTCTCTTACTTAGAACTTGTTGGGGATAATAGAAATAAAGTAAAAGATGGTGATTATCTTGTAGTAAAAAGTGATTTAAATGGACCATTAGGTAACTATGTAAAAGTAAAGGTATTAGAGGCTAAGTTTTATGATAAAGATGAAATAGTAGAAGGTTCAGACAGTGGGTTTTTCTTTAAGGTAAAAGCAGGCGGTTTTGATTTAAGGGTTTCTGAAGATGATTTTTTGGAGTTTTTACAGACGGCTAGAGAAGATTATTTATACCCTTATTATATACCTTCAGCAAAAATAGAGATTCCAATTGGAACGCCACTTGCTTTTACAGCTGGCAATGTATTAAGGATTGTAGCTTATTGTAATAGATCTAGAGGGGATAGGCAATTCTATAATAATATAGACCAAGAATACTTACTTACAAGAGATTACGCTGACTTTAGAGATGTGTTTGAAGATATAATTGAACCGTCAAATGCTTATCAGAAATTTGCAGTTGAAGGAGATGTAAAGGTTGATTACGAGTGGACTGCTGGTCCATCTGGTAGAACTCAAATATCATTTAGACCAAGAACAAGTAGAGATGGCAAAAGAAACATAAGAACAAGAACAAATATATATGTTACTCGATCTAATATACCTGTATTTGAAACAATACCATTAGATAGTGACAACAATGTTTATATCTC